AGCAAGTAAGTCAACGGATCCTATTATCAAGATGCCTGAACTTCCCGATGCACCAACGATGCCTGGATTGGCGAAGTTTGGACTTCCTACATCAATTCCGCCGTTGCCTGGAATACCTGGAATGCCTACACCATCTGTGCCTTCTGCAGGCATTGGAATGCCAATATCTCAGGTGCCGGCAGCAGCAACAGCAGCATCAGCAGCATCAGCAGCAACAGCAGCAACAGCAGCAACAGCAGCAACTCCTGTTTCCGCAAATCTCCCGTCCGCCCCTGCTACAGGCACTGCTGTAGCTTCAGTGAGTGCACCAAACGGTCCAAAAGTCGCCTTTGCACCTACGCCCATTCAAAAACAAAGCGGCGGTGCACGTAATGAATTCACCGCGGGTCCCTTTGGTCCCCATGGGGGACCAGGACCCGCAATAGCGGGTGTGCTCACGGCGGTTGTTATCGCGGGAGGTCTAAAAGGATTTTATGACATTATTAGTAAACAATACGGATGAAGATGCTAGATTCCCAAAACGATTTTGAGACGATGTGGCTGGCAGATCCAGCTGCAGCACCCGTCGATGGTATGCGAAAGTCCGATAAGACCTTTCTCATATATTTTACCGCTAACTGGTGCGGATACTGTAAGCGTATTGACCTTAAGATGGTTGACAAAGTAGCAACGGCAAAGGGACTTACATTATGGAAGTGCGAGCATACCACAAACGATTATACCTCAGGTTTCTGTGGTGTCCGAGGTTTCCCTACTTTTATGGCATTCAAACCGAAGAAGGTGGTCGACCAGTTACAGAGCAGTAGCACTGAGGACATTTGTCAATGGATAGAATCTTTGTAGAAAGTAAGTAAATGAATGTGGGGCGGACTATCATCATTGGGGGTGGTTTGGCTGGTCTATCTATTGCAGAGTATCTTGCCGACAAGGTATCCTCCAATGATGTGCTCGTGCTGGAGCAATATAGGGCTTGGGGCGGGCGAGTGGTTACATACCGCGATAAAGAAAAGGGACTACAGTACGAAATCGGAGCCGGTCGTGTTTTTCACACACATAAGCGAATCGGTGCATTGGTTAAACGTTTCGGACTTCATACTTTTCCCATCTCCGCGGAAAGCACCACTCCAAGCGGACTTAACAACCCCTTCTTACAACTTTTTGAACCCATCAGGCACATTTTACAAACCCTACCCGACGACGTACTTGCCAAGCACACTGTAAAAGAGCTTGTTCCCAAAGAGTTCCATTCAACACTTGAATATTACCCCTACTGGTCCGAATTCAATCTACTACGCGCCGATTTAGCGTTACCCCTTTTTGCCCCCACAAAGCCAATGGGAACCGACAAACCAGCGGAGTATTACGGAGTTGTAGAAGGATTAGACGCAATTACGACCCATCTCCACGATGCCGCTGCAAAAGCCGGTGCCGTCCTTAAAAACCGCCACACAGTGACAAACATCCAACGTCTTGCCCCCGATTTGTTCGAAATCACAGGGCTCCGTGGCAAGAAGGCAAATCAGCGTCCTTTCAAATACCAGGCATCTAGAGTGATTATTGCAACATGCCGTTGCGGATATAGCGACTTTAGTATTCTTAAAGAGATGCCATTGATGAAGCAGTTGGCAACCGGTGCACTAACTCGTATTTATGCAGTTTATCAGCCACCGCTAGATATTCCAGAAAAGGTCGTGACCGACGGTCCTTTACGGTTTATTATTCCGATTAATCCGAAAACGGGTTTGATTATGATTTCGTATACAGACGGCGATGATACGCATTACTGGAACAAGTTAGACGGCGATGCATTAGAAGATGCTATTCATAAGGAGTTTACAAAACTCTTTCCCGATAAAATAATGACAAAACCAACGTATTTGAAGAAGCACGAATGGCCGAATGGATGTACATATTGGCTTCCTGGCAATTATGACCCTAAAGAGGCTTCAAAGATTGCGCATAATCCTGAGTCGAATCTCTATCTGACGGGTGAGTCGGTTAGCTTAAATCAGACGTGGATGGAGGGGGCGTTAGAATCGGCGGAGTATCTCAAGACCTTACTAAACTAAAAACGAATACCAATATAAGGATGGCGAAATTTAAGGCTATCAAAGGTGTGTGGTTTTATCTAATTGCGCTCGTGGTAACGCTCGCAATTATAGCAGTATTTGTACATTGGGGTGGATATAATGCTCCCAGAATTGATGATATTTGGGTGATTAATCTTGATAAGGAGACAGAGCGCTGGCAAAACATTCAGTCTAAGACGAATCATCTCAATAATATGGTTCATCGGTGGTCGGCGACTTACGGCAAGGATTTGACGCGGGACATGGCACAGAAGTACGGAGCTGGCTATGTTATTACAATGAGTCGTGATTTTGAGAAGGATAAACAGACCGATAGAATCACGTCGGCGAACGTAGGTGCGGTCGGTTGCTGGATTTCTCATAAACGGCTACTTACCTATTTAGCAGAGCAGCCAGCCGATAACAATGCGGGGCATCTTATTTGCGAAGACGATGCCGAGTTTCCCACCGATTTTTTAACGGGTAATGATGCGTGGTCAAAGATTTCCAAACATATTCCTGCCGATTGGGATATAGTCTTTTTAGGTATTAAGAAGCCGATTATAGGTACAGATATTGCCCCAGGCATTAAGAAGATGAAAACAACGTATAATAAGGGTAATTGGGGAGCACATGCGTATTTAGTACGACACAATGCGCTCAAGACGAAGATTTTACCGAGCATCAAACACATGACAAATGAGATTGATGTTCACTATGATATGATGGCAGACCATTGGAACATTTATGTATGCGACCCCCCTACCCTGCGTTATAATGACGATCTTGCTGCAAAGTCAAATATTAATGTATAGCCAATATACTTGATTTTGCTCCTATGGCTTCGTGGCAGTAAATGATGCTCGGACGAATACAATAGGCATTTACATCATCAAACATTGTAACATATTGTTCATCAATAGCATCGGTCATAAAACGGAGTTTAGGTAGAATCTTGGTTTTTATAGAACCGTGTTTCACCAAATATGCGTATGTGCCGGATTTTCCCTTACCATCACTAGACAGTTTTACAATATTATCTTCAATCGGGGCGCCTGTAGCATCTTCGCCCATTCCTAGATAGACGATATCCCAGTCACCAGGAATATGTTTTGAAATACGAGACCAAACATCTGTGCCCGATAGAAAATCGTCGGGGATAGCAACATCATCTTCTAACACAAGGTGACCATAGTCATTTTGATGGTCCTGCTTCGATAAATGAGTTAATAGACGTTTGTGAGAAAGCCAGCAACCCACGACACCCTTATTGATATATTCATCTGTGCTTTTCCCTGAAATACGAGTAAAATAGAAGCCAACGCCCTCTTTATTAATACTTTCACGCTCGGTAATTGTCTTGCCATCCATAGCAGAAAAACGGTGGACAATATTCCCAAATCGTAAGGTAGAATCACGCATATGGTTCCACCGCTCGGCATCACGGTCTAGATTGATGACCCAAATATCGTCAATACGCGCAGCACTGTAAGGCGTAAGCATACGATACAATACTATGCCAACAAAACCGAGAACAACAACAAACAATATAAAATTATAAAGTTTTTGGGTCTTCATCCTACTCTATAAAACTAAAAAAACTATAAACACCGATTATTCGGTCATAGACGTGGCAAGGCGATCCGCTTCCGCATTTCCCCGTGATGCAAAGTCCGCCGCACCCGTATGAGCCGGCACATGTACTATAGACGTCACTGCGCGAATACTTTTCCATAAAACCCACATCGGTTGAATAATGTCTTGGTGTAGTACGGGCTTTCCGTCCGCCTTTCGCCATCCTTTCCGCTCCCATCCTTCGCACCACTTCAAGAGCACATCAATACTGTATTTTGAATCGGTGTAAATGGTTGCCCCAGCGTGGCGTCCATCCGCAATGTACTTAATACTGTAGTCCAAAGCTCTCAGCTCTGCACGCTGATTTGTTTGCGGTTCAAGTCCCGGAATAAGAGCCGCATATTGGTGAACCGTAGTATTTCCGTCACAAATATAAACACCGAAGCCTGCTTTAGCACCTACACGACCATTATTCCGTGCTGAGCCATCACAGAATAATGAAAGTCTTAACGGACCAAGGGATACCATTTATCATTCGAACAGAAAAAGAAAATACTCATCATTTTTTAGAGGAATGGAATCACATCTACCAATTCACTTATTTCACTTGCTCACCGTAGGACCGCTATTTTTATATGTAGGACTACAGCGTGAAAATGTACCAGACAATGTATTTACCGGTCTGGGGCTCTTAGGTTTAGTGCTACTTTTTTACCAATCGTATAAGGCTTACCTCAAACTCAAAGACGGTAAGAGTGCCTGGGTCAACTGGATTCATATTCTTCTCATTGCACCGCTCTTGCTCATTATAGGATACTTGAAAAAAGACACGAATCGTCGTTATTTTGAGATGCTATTATTATTAGGATTTGCAGCAATAGGCTATCACGGTCTCTACCTAATTCGCGACATGATATTTAATTGAGCAGGAGACGCTACTGGTCTGAAGCACGCAATTGTATGATAAAGATATGCTGAAGACGAAGAATAATTATGATGGCAACGTGTACACTCTGTTCCGCGAATATACGGAGGAATCCACTCTTTTGCATGAGTTCGAGCATAATGAATCAGCATATTTGCCTTTGTCTTTGTCGTTTGATTACAGTCGGCATGCGGGCACTTAAAGGAAATAGCCGCTGCAGGATTTTCAGTAATACCACCTAGAATCTCCTTCTCTTTTTCGGTTAGTTTTACATTATCAGCGTGTCGAGTTGCAAGATGATTCAAATATCCTGACCGCTGTAGAAACTGCGGACGATTAATACACCGACTACACTCAAAAGGCAGATTTTCACTATGATTTTTCTTAATATGATAATGCATAGTGTTCTGATTCATAGCAATTTTACCGCATTCTGCATGCGGGCACACAT